AAGTTCGTTGTAACTAAAATGTAACATATTTTTTATTCGAAGGTATTTTAATTTGAGTTATAACGTGATATTATAGATTCATATGAAGACAGATGCCGGTGTCGAGATTACAAACTCCTCTTATATTTGAAATAGTACGGCATTACTTTTTCAAATTCTTCTAGTTTTGTAGTCTCGATACCGGTATTTATTATATATATACAAATCGGAGGTGACTAGGCATTGAAGCAGGATAAATATCTTGAAATTAGATCTTCCGAAGTAGCTGCTAATAAGATTCATAAGCATTTACAACTTCTTTTATCTAGAAAGCCTAGATTATATAAGAAAACTCTTATCCGCTATAAGGATTTAGCTTATATTCTTATAGATTGTGTGGAGCAGATTCTGCGATTTTTGACCAGTGAATTACTCAGTTCTTCTGAAGATAATGAGTTTGATGAACTTACAGATGCTAGTCATACTATTGAATCTGATGATGATATGATCGAAATTCGAAAGAAATTAGAAGAATCATTTAAATTATTCGATACTTACAATAAGCTCACATCTAATAATAGTATTACTGACTCTGCAACACCTACCGGAGATACAGAACCTAAAATTAACTGTGCATTGATGGCTAAAGTATATGGCGAGGTTCTAAGCAATGCTGCCAATATTAATTATGGCTATCTTGAAATTAACAATTGTGCTAAACTTATAGATTATTGGTATAGCCATAGAATGCAATATATGTCGACCAATCATAAAGCATATAATATAGCCCAGCTACCTAATTGGATATGTTACATAATTTTAATGTATGGTAAATATCATGCAAATGGTCAAGCTGATTTCTTTATAGATTATTTGAAGAAGTGGTGCAATGATGCCAATGAGGACTTTTCTAATAAGTATGCAATACCTAAAGAAATTACTAATTTATCTAAAAATTCTTATGTTAATGACTATACTTTGGACGCACTTATAATTTACGATATACTTATGGAGCAGGGATACCTTCCTTTAGTTATAGATGATAATTCTATTATTTCGATGAACCCGAATTTTATCGTTGATATAACAAAGGAGAATAATCCGAATTTAGATAAGATGATAAAAACGAGATTTACGAAGCGAGATAAATATATTAAGCAGATAGGATTAACTGAAGTTTCTGATTTGGGAGGCGATAATGTATGAGTAAGATATATTCGTCTTTCAATAAAATTAAGTTTACCAGCATTTCGGAGAGCTATAAAATTAATTCAGTGTATCGGAGCATATTAAATCCACTGTATTCATCATTTATTATGTATGTTAAAGGTACTTTTGACGGTACTTCAGCATATAAGCGTCGTGCAGTCAAGGTGATTAATATTATCACATATGCGGCATACACCTCTACCTCTCTGCCATATAATTGGAGCCAATCCGCACCGTTCGTCAATATGCCAGATATCTCCGATGATGAACTCGAAGAAAGTTTAGGAGATATTTATCTTACTCCAGAGGCTATTGAGTGGGATGTAGATGTAGTAACTTCTGAATTTAAAGTGGAATCTAATGTAGACCCTAAAAAATTAGGTGATTATGTGGATAATTCAGCACAGGTTACACCTAAACAGACTCCTGTACTAGCTTCTAATCCTATATTTAGTACACCTACACCGCTTTCAGATGTTTCTATAAAAGCACCGGAAATTCCTCAATTTGATATATCTAAAGTTTGGGTACAAAAAAGATGCGGGGCAGATCTTCTTACTATATACACTACATTACCGGAGATACCTAAGACTCAGAGAGATGTATCTATTACTACAAATGTTAATCTTATGTCAGATGCTGATTTTATGAAGTTATTTCCCAATACTGTACTCCATACTCGAGCTAGTATTATGTATATTCCTCAAGAGAATTTGCCCTATGACAAGGATTTGGGAGTTATAATTCCTATTGAGGGCTATACATTAGAGCAGTGTATTGACAACATAATTAAATACCCTCACTTCTATAAACTTTCTAGGTATGATAAATCCTGGCAGGATAATAACGGATTTAGAGGATTCTATTCTTTTATAGAAATAGACGGAGAATTAGTAGATACTTTGGAGGTATGGAATTCGTTAGATATATCTAAGAAAATACCTACAACTACGGAGTACATCAAAGAATATGTTGTCAGAAAATATCTATTAGATCGGGATATCGGACATAAGGAATTTAAGTATCCATTATTCGGTACATTAGATCCCTATCTTACTTTATTTATGCCTGCGGAGATGTATCAGGCTAAAGGTTATACGCCTTTAGACATTGCTAAAGCTTGTGTAAATAGTAGGATTTCTTTTAAGCAGTCTAGAAGCCCGATTTTGAGGAGGATACAAGATAATGCATAATTGTATATTCAGTGGTAATTGCATTAAATCTGTTTGTGACCAGTCTTGTCCTGATCTTATAACAGCTAATTATCTCCTTGAGCGAAACAATATACCACTTAACAGCCGAGTATATAACTCTAATATAAATCTGCTGAATAAATATTCTAATATCCTTCAGAACTATGAAGGTAAATTAGTTACGATTATTAGTAGTGATACAAATACTACATCTGATATGATTACTTATGCTGCTATATGTAAGCATTGGAAGAATAGTAGATTGCATGCCGTAGTATATAACCTCAGACTTTCTCAATATTTGGATAATTTATCATCATCTTGGAATACAAGAACAGACTCAGATGATTTGGATTATCAGAAAATTTGGATGTCAAATGCCAAAGTACTCATTATATCGAATATTGATTATGTCAATTTTAAAGAATTTCAATGTCAGACGCTATTAACATTATTACAGTCTCGAGATAAGCCTGATTTTACCACTATTATTATATCTCCACCGCTTACATCTTTAGTTGGTAGCGGGCAATTCTTTGCTAAGCTGCATGAAGTATTAAATAAAACTATTGTGACGGTTAAATAATTTATGACATCAGAAACGATTGAAGTACAGGTTATATCATTAATACTTACTTCTCACGATGAGAATGTAATAAATGCCTTATGTGATTTTGATGCTAGTTATTATGCTTTATATAAGCAGCAGATTCAATATATCTTAGATCATAAAGCTAAATATGGTAATGTTCCAGATCCCTTTACATTCATGTCTAAAGACTTTTATGATAAAGATGGGAATTTAATTGACTTTGAACTTGTAGAAGTACATGAATCTGTAGAATATCTTCAGCATAAGTTAAAGCAGAATAAGAAACTCATTATATTTAGAGAAACTTTTAACAAGAATAATGAACTTGGCCCGGACAATATCGATGAGATATGGGATTATGTAGCAGCTCAAAGTGAGGTAGCTCGAGTTCTTTCAAATAATCAGCCTATGGATATTATTGCCGAGGCTGAGAAACGAAGTAATACTGTTCTTGAGTGGAGCAAGCAAGAGAGAATTCCTACCGGTTTTGCTGAAATTGATAAACTTACTTATGGCGGACTATCTACTGTTGAGGAACTTCTGGTATTAGTAGCGAGAACTAATACAGGTAAATCCTGGGTATGTACTAGAATGATGGAGTCCGCTCAGAAGGCAGGATTTCCTGTAGCTTATTATTCCCCAGAAATGCAGGCACCTTATTTGGCTACTAGATTTGATACTTGGCGTGGGCACTATAAAAACAGTGACCTATTTAGAGGTCAGTATGACGAGCAGTATAAAGAATATATTTCTTCCCTGTCTTCAGATAAGACAAGTGCATTTATTATCGAGGACAAAGATATGCCAGAAGGCGTAAGCCCAGCACATTTGGATGCCTTTATACAGAAGAATAAGATCAAACTCCTGATTATTGACGGTATATCTTATATGCAGGACGATCGCAAGTCGTTTAATACTCATGAAAAATTCGCTCATATCTGTCATGACTTATTTCAGATAAGTAAGAAATATGGCTGTGCTATAGTAGTAGCTGCTCAGGCTAATAGAGATACTAAAGAATCTAAAGACGAAAAGGGTATCCCATTTCCGACAATTTACAATATTTCTGGTTCTGATGCAATAGGTCAAATTGCCACTCAAATATATGCTCTACGCCAGATATTTGATAAGCATGTATTTGAATTTAGACTAGAAAAAGCCAGAATGGCTCCTAATGAAAATAATGTACTTTCATATTCATGGGATGTCAATACAGGTAATATGCAATATCTTCCAGGCGGTGCTGATGAAGATCCCGTAATTAGCTTACCTAATTCAGAAGATATACTTACACCGAGTTCAGGCTCTGTTCCAGATAATCTTAAGGGGATTATTGATCTGGACGATAACGATGAAGATTTGGAGTTTTAACTATGGATGTTGAAGAAGTATTGCATAAGATGGAATCTATGGATCTTATAAAATTACATAAGATTTCCGGAGATTATTATCAAGTATATTGCCCAGTTCTTCATGATGGTCGATATGAATCAAAGCCTTCTTGTGGGATACTGCTTCATGATATTGTTCGTAATGGTAAACATCTTCCAGCAGGTTGGTGCCATTGCTTTTCTTGTGGATTAGCAAAACCTCTGCCAGCTACGTTATCTAGAATTCTCAGAGAACGAAATATTGATCTCTCTGGAGTTGAGTGGCTTAAAGAAAATGTTCCGGGATTCACAGGTTATGATGATCCAGATGTTGAAACTATAGTAACGGCTGAGCAGCAGCAGATATATAATTCAAAGTTTATGCCTAATTATATGAATTCTTCAATAACTAAAGAATTCAAATATCCTATAGTTCCGGAATCTGAGCTCGCTACCTATAGACAAACTGTCCCTTATATGTATCAACGTGGTCTTACAGATGAGATTATAGAAAAATACGATATCGGGTATGATCCTAATTTTACATTATCCGGTAAGAATCAAGGGAAACCAATACCTTGTGTAACATTTCCAGTCAGAAATTTAAAAGGTGAAACTTTATTTCTTTGTCGACGATCTATTGCTGGGAAATTATTTCATTATCCTCAAGGTGTAGAGAAGTCAGTTTATGGCTTATATGAATTACCAGATAACCCAAAAGAAGTGATTATTTGTGAGAGTTGTTTTAATGCTCTTACTCTTGTGAAGTATGGTTATAACGCCGTAGCCCTTTTAGGTACTGGTACATCATACGAAATGCAACAGCTTCGCAGATCTGGCATACCTACATTTACTCTATGTCTAGATGGGGATACTGCTGGTCAAAAGGCTACTAAGAAATTAAAGCGGGCTCTTAAAGATGTGGCGATTGTCTGGACTATGCATATGCCTGAGGATCGAGATGCTAATCAGTGTACAAAGGAAGAAATCGACCAGATATACGCTTTACGAGATTAGATTACATTTATGTTACAAGTAAAAATTTATGTATACCTTTAAAAAGTATATGTTATAATATAACCATCAGTTAAACATACTGATACCTCAAATATCAAATACACGAGTATGGAGGACAGTTTTATGGCAATCAATTATTCTCAGTTTCAGGCTACCAAAAAGATGTTTAGGGAAGCTGCTTTTTCCAATTATACCTTCCCTCTTACTTATGATGAGTGGTTTGCTCTAGATGATGATTTAAAGGGCGCAGCTCTTTATATTAACTTTTATCCTCAGATAATTCTTGCATGGAGCAAGTTCGATAATTCTCCTTGTGATACAGAAACTGTTGTATCTGATTTTCTCATAACTTTGGTCAAGAATGTGGATAAGATCAAGGAGTCATCCAAGAAATATACTTCCGGGTATATCTATACTCTGGCTAAAAGGTCTTTTATCTGTATGGTAAGACAGCCCAAGTTTACTCGGGTTTACACTTCTGAGATCGGGAGCGAGATTACTACTTCTGATAATGATATTCTTAATCTTTTTGATTTAGTACCTTATGAGGATGAACCTTATGAGGCTGTACAGCATCGTGAGGCTCTTTGGGCTGTTATTCATGGTATAGGCCCTAAAGCTGAGAAGGTCGTTAATCATCTTATTAACGATGAATCTCTTACTAAGGTTCGTAAGACTGCTAATCACCGTGAACTTGATCCTTTGGCAGATGTAAGTGTTAAGGCTGAGGAGTATCCCGCAATTATTTCTCAGATCAGAGAAGCTATTGCCCCTCTGTACTACGCTTACAGCCTTTAATCTTAGATGATCTGATTTAGCTCTATCTGCCCTTTAGCCGATACCTAACATAAATCTACTAAAGGGAGATAAGAGCTATTTGTCGTTATATACATATATACATAGTTAAGTAAGTAGAGAACTCCAACATATCGAAATTGCAAGAGCAATGGGGCCTAATACTTAAAATATTAAATTTTTAGGAGGCCACTATTATGGCATTTAAGTCGATTGAGGAATTTAATGATGATCGTTACAAGAATCTGTTTCGCTTACCTAATGATGGAGATACAGCGCAAGTTATCTTTCTATACAGAAGTAAGCACGAAATGCTTACAACTGATGTCCACTACATCAATTCAGAAGAATATCGTGGATATGTTCATTGTTTAGGTGCGGGATGTCCGGCATGTTCTAAGGGTATTAGACTTCAGCCCAGAAAGGTTTTTATTCCTTTATATATTGTAAACTGCCCTAATTGTCCCGAATATAATGGCACTATTAAATTTTGGGATAGAACCACAGCTATGGAGCAGCAGTTAGATCGCTCAGTGTTTAGAAGTTTTCCTAACCCGTCTGAATTTATTTTTTCTATTGTAAGACAGGGTGCTCCTCGTGATATTAATACCAGATATGAAATTAGAGGTGAATTTAAGAATACTCACAAGTCTTATGATCAAATTTGTGCAGAATTCGGTGGAATTAGATTTGTACCTACTCAGAGTAATGATACCGGTACATACTATGAGAATATCTGCAGAACAGTATCTATTGATACTCTTGGAAGATATCTTTCCTCGAATTCTGGAGCATCTGCTCTTGGCGATTATGTAGCTACCCCTAGAGCTGGATATGCTTCAACAGATTTTACATCTATTCCAGATACTTATGTAGAATCTAATACTTTAGTTGTTGATAACACACCTACGGGATTTGCACCAATTGCTGCGCCGGCCTCTGATATTAATAGTAGTAACTCAGATGAGGTTGAATCTCCCGATTCTGGTGAATATCCAGAACCTACATTCTAATAAATTTCTTATAGCTATTTGATAGGTAAGTTCCAGTATCTAAATTCTCTCCAGACTTTAGATACTGCGGAACTTCCTATATTTATTAGTTAGTCGGTGTGAAAGGTAATAAGTATGGCTAATTTATTTAACCCCGCTCAGATAGATAAGATTAATGCTATCGCGGCAAAATCCAGAACTTTAAAGCCAGTTAAAGTTTCTAATAGTGTTTCAGCTATGCAAAATTCCATAAACGAATCTACTCAAGCCGTTTTGGAATATTTTAAAGATAGCCCAGCAATTCTCATTACTTCTAGGGAGCAATTACATCAGTATGTATTAAAAGCTATAGATTCTGGATATTGTGGGATTGATGCCGAGACTACAGGATTAGACCGTATTCGTGATACTATTGTTGGTGTATCTTTATATTATCCAGGCGGTGTAGAATGCTATATCCCGTCTAAGCATAGAACCCTGTTAGATACTTATTATAAAGATCAGCTTTCTTATGAAGATATTGGAGCAGAGCTTCAGCTATTTGTAGATGCTGGAACTAAAATGATTTTTGCTAATGCAGATTACGATATAGCTATGATCTATAAAGATCTTAAAGTAGATATGATCGATGTCTGTCATTATGATGTAATTTTGGCTTGGAGATGTCTAAAAGAGGATGAAAAAGATAATGCATTGAAAACTCTTTACTGGAAATATCCTAATAAAGGTAAGGGAAGTCCTAAGAAATTCGCGGATTTCTTTTCACCAAAATATTTCCCATACTCCAAGCCAGATGTCGCTAAATTATACGCCGCGAATGATGCTAAAATTACATATGAATTATTTGTATGGCAGCTCCCATATGTAACTAAATCTAGTGCAAAATGTCAGAAGCATCACTTAGAAAAGATTGCTGATCTTGTCTGGAATATAGAATTTCCTATGATCAGAGTATGTGCTTTAATGCATAGAACTGGTATTTATTTGGATCTGGATAGCTTAGCCGCCCTTAAAAAGAAGTATCATGACAGATACAATGAAGAAGCAGCTAAATTATCTGAGATGGTTCAAGAGATAATTAATAATGCTGACATAGTTACGATTAATAAGTCCCCATTTAAGACTGGAGAATCATTTAATCAGGCCAGCCCTCCGCAAGTTAAATATCTTTTCAATCAGTTTTTACATCTAAATCTAGCTACCGCAGATAAAGAAGTTTTAGGTGATCTTCATCTCCCAGTAGCAGATCAGATTTTGAAGGTAAGAAGTATCTCCACTCTTATCAATGGCTTTATAGATAAGATGACTGGGATTGTGGCACCTGATGGTAGAATACATTCAACCTTTAAATCCATTGGCGCAGATACCGGCAGAATGTGCATAGCTAAAGGTACTAAGATCACTTGTTTAAATGGGTATAAGAATATTGAAGATATTGTTCCCGGCGATCTAGTATATTGCTATGATGATCAAGGTATTATTCAACTTAAACCTGTTAAGAATTTATGGCTTACTGGTAAAGATCGCGAATGTGTTCGTATTAAGTGGCAAAGTAGCGGTAAGGGAGATATTGGTGAACTTATCTGTACTCCAGAGCATCGAATTTTAAAGAAATCTGGAGAGTGGGTTAGAGCTGATAGCTTAAAACGCTATGATAAGATGGCACATTTAAGAAGATCTAATCAAGAACGCCCAAGCTTATTTGGTTGGAATGGATTTAGTTCTCGTGAGCAGGATGTAGTTAAATATTCTATATTTAATGCGGATTCTAAAATGATTATTCATCATAAAGATGGCAATCCATCTAATAATGAGTTATCTAATTTAGAAATTATGGATCCTGCAGAACACTCACGTATGCATACTAAACAGCTTCAAGCTGAAGGTCGGATTAGTTATAAATCTTTCTTTACAGATGAAGCAAAAGCTCGTCGCATAGAAGTCCAGAATCAGAATTATATCAATGATTGTATTAGTCATAGAGATGAATATTTAGAAATTATAAAGCAGTGCAATGGGCA